CATCTTCATCATCACCGCTTACTTGTTCAGCTAAAGCATTCTGATCTTCGTCCATGAATTTCTACTCCATTTCGATGCGTTCTTGCACCCTAGACCATACGGTTGGCCTGAAACCCTGAGAGAATCCTTCCCTCGTTCTTTAACAGTATAGACCTATATTTTAAATAAGTTACCGCCACATATAGGGGTAACTAAAATAGTTTATGCGCCACCTTTATCATTGGGATTGTTGTGCTTATGAAGCGCTGACAAGACTTGCGCAATCTTCGCTGAGAAGTCTTTCTCGGTCTTATCTGCATCAAGCAACAATTTGCCATGCTCAACTTTTAAGTGCTGCTTCTCAAGACCCATCTTCTCTTGCATTTGATGCGCTTTAAGAATCATTTCAGCCTGTTCAAGCATGTGTTTCTCTTTGCGAATCTTTAATTCTTCCGCACGCTCAACAAGTTGCTGCTCTTCAAGGTGCATTTTTTGCTCATTCATCATCATTTGCTGTTGTTGCGCTTTCATTTGCGCTTGCATCATCTGCTCTTGAGGTGATGGAGGTTGCGGAGGAAGTTGCTTACCTTCTTCTTTAGCAATGATTTGAGGAGGAACCAAAGTTTTAAACCGTTCAGCAATTTGAGGCATGTATTGAACATCCAAGTTCTTAGCCCACAAGTCAGCAATAAGCGGGAATGTTTGAGGGTTGGCTTGAAGTGTTTGTTGGAAGAACTCAAGTGCGATGTCTTTTTGTACTGCGAAACTTGGGCCAGTATCGATTTCAACATCATAATCGCCACCATCAAGAGCATTATCTCTAATCGGATTGCCATCTTCACCTTGACCCACAATCTTGTTTAATGTGACTGATTCGGTACGCCCATCAGCCTTTGATACCACCATGTGACGCTCTTGTTCACCAGCAATCACGGGTAATAAGTCAAGGACTACTCGGCCACCTTGCTCAATAGCCTGGTTCAAGTTATCAAACCAGACATAAGCAGACATGGAGCCTTCAAGTTTGCGCTCACGTCGTGCTTTCCCTGACATGTCATGACCTGCAAGTGCTTCATTCTCTGAGAAGCCAAGAATCTCGCGCATGTCCTGACAACCACGCTGGTATTGTTGTAAAAGAGAGGGTGATATTTCCCATGGCGCCATTTTGATAGGCATTGCACCAGTTTTTGGGTCTGGTTTTGCAATTAATATCCCACTTTGAAGTTCGGGATTGCGCCACATTTGCTCGTTACCAACAATATTGTCAGGCGTTCCCATCCATTGTTCACGGCGTCGATTCTTAATTTCTGCTGCAACTTCTGAGCCCACATAGTTCACGAACTTTTGAGCATCTTTAGCTTCATGAATAAACGAACGGGTATATTGCTGCCCATTAATGAAGTTAGAGTCACCATCAACAAAGATTAATGGCAAATATTTGGACGGCCAATCGGTGAAGTCAATAATCTGATTCTGAGTGAGGATGTATTGACGAATCTTGTAATCCTTGCTCATCCGTTCCCCGACAATTTCAGGGATACCTTTGCGAATAATTTCACCAACTACTTGGGATGAGTCGGCCAATTCCATTTGCATCTTAATGTCTTCTTGCATATCTTCCCACTGGTCTTCCGTTACTGCTTGACCGTCGGATAGCAAGAATAGCTTAACAGGGAACCATTCTTTTCTGCTGTATTTGCAGACTACTATTGTATCTCTTGTTTCCCATTGGAAGTCTAAAAGTGAACGCGGATCGGAATAAGAGACTGCATTCATTACATGCGGAAATGTCGCATAGAATTCTTCTTTGGTATACACATATTGTCTTGCGCAAAAGTTACCATCCCCTTTGTGTGGCTTCATGGCCGTAGGGTCAAATGAGGTTCTTGTTGCATCGGGGATTAATTCGTATCGAATAACTTGGTTAAATGAGCGCGGGCTTTCGTAGTCTAATTCAATTTCAAACGCACCATAGCCCATCATAAGAGCGGAACGAAATGCTGTTTGATACACCAAATCATTTTGTGATTGGTAGGAAATTGTTCGTACTAAGTCAGCTCGTAAATCAATTTGCTTCTGAGTAGACTTTCCGGTTAAAGAACGAACCATCAAATCAGGCTTGTTCTTTCTTTGCTCACCCACTACCTTCTTTGTGGTGTCATACAATTTGTTGAAGGTCATAGCTGGCTTAAATAATCGACTAAACTCGGAACGCTCGACCGCCGACCACTGGTCTCGCAGCACAAAGTTCATATCATCTTTTCCGCGTGTTACGTTTTCGCCAAAATAACCATCCCAAAGAACGAGGTCTTCGCGGGCTTTCTTCAACACTTCTGCTTCATCAATGCCAGCGTCTGCAAGTTTCTGTGCAAGCGCCTCATTAATGCTTTCGATATCCTCGACGTCTATCTGGTCAGCAATGATTTCCATGCTAATACCCCTATTCCTTGGGTTAATGTAATCTATCCTTAAAGAGCGACTTCAACAATTTTATATCAAAGTCGCCTTTACATTACTTAATAGCAGGGGATTCAATCCCTACTTTGCGCCTTAAGCTGCGTCTTGCTGCTCGGCTGGTACTTCTTCACCACATTCACCTTTAGGAACTGTGTACACTTCCCAGTCATCAGCGCACAAATCCTCAACTGAGAATATGTAGTTGCCAGCATTAGGCGTTGGATGAAGGACAATTTTCCAGACATGTGTCATGCCGAGCATGAAAACCAAATAACCATCTTGTGGATTCCATCCCTTACGGTAAACAGGGGCACGCGCTTTCAATTGTTCTAGTGCTTCTTGAAACAACATATTTACTTCTCCTTTTGTTTTTGTTTTATGGTAAAACGGTTAATGTACATGAGCCATTAGAAAACACTGGTTTGTATATTTGATGACCATCTGATGCAACAGCGAATATAAAATCAGTTGCCAATAAGTCCATTACTTGAGTTCTTAAGTAGTTGTCTAAGAATGCAGCGGTAGCAACTTCTGCTAAGGTATTTTCTGGGCAATATAGTCTGCCCAATCTTGGAACTACGCCATTGCCTTCACCAGCGAAGTTGAGTACTAATGTGACCTGTTTTTGCTCTGCCATGCTAATCTCCATTTAATAAAAAGTTAATTTCCTTTTAACCCCAAACTATCCCTCTACCATCACAAGGATGACACAATGCGCCTTCTTCGTCGAAGGTAGAACCGTTACATACCGGACAACGGTGCGGTATTTTAATCTTGTGCATTTGAGCATCAACCACATCATCAAGCATGGATCGAATATGTTCATGCTGGCTGATAAGCAACTGAAATCTATCCTCAAGCAACTTGTTATCAGCCTTTAAGTTCTGCAAGTCGACAACCATGCTCTTTAAATCATGAAGCAAGCTATGTGTTATCAGTTCTGGGTCTTCTATCTTGATTCCATCATCCATAGATTTCACCTGTAAGTATTCCAGTCCGTAGCCTATTATAGTTGCAACATCTATCATCGCTCTGCAAGCCTCTTTAATGCGACACCGTATTTTCCGGTAATCTTGTTAATCACTTCTTTAAACTGCTTCTCACATTCTGCGCATCGTTTGCTGGGATTGACGCCACTTACAAATTTGCTGCAATAGTTACATCTGGCATTACTCATTACTCTAAAATATCCTCATAACAGGGTTAAACATATCAACATGCACTTGCCCGCTCATTTTATCCATCGTGATTCTATCACTAGCTAACTCCAGGCATCCATAACCCAAAGCATCCATAGGATGTGAGGCCATGTTCTTATTTGGCTTATCTTTGTAGCGCTCCTCACCTGAAACCGCAACACGGGCGAACACATAATCTTTAACAAATCCCTTAAATAACGTAGGGCATTGGCGTCTATCAAGTACTAATCCAGGCTTTCCATCAACCATTTTATTCAAGAAATAACGCACTGAACCTAGGCGCGGGTCTATGTCATTAGTGCGTGCCCCTCTTGTTGGAATACCAAGAGATGTGAGTTCGCCAATGCAAGACATTTCTTCAATGACTTCGCTTCTATTGTTTCCGGCAGGGTCGCCAATTGATAATCCGACCTTGCAATAAGGGAAGTCTTTAGCCAATGCAGGGATTACAATAGAGTCTGCAAAGCTCCTGATTCCCATGCCATCACCAACATATTCTTTCAATATCAACAATTGTCCACGAGCTGACAACTGCATAACAACACAAGCAGGAGTAAGACCAAAATCCCAGCCAAGCAATAACTGCTCGCCCTGTATGGCAGACAGCGTTTCCACTGCATGAAAGTCAGGATTAAACTCTGGGTATACACGCTTACCAAAACCAACAGAACCATATTCGCCAAGACAAAAGACTTTAATAAACTCCTGTGACTGTCCTTCCGCAAGCATTTCATAATAATTGTCCGGTAGATGGCTAGCATTATCAGCATTAGGATTGCGAACCCATTTATTGTCATCATTCTTAAGTAATCCAGGAGGTTGCTTGAAGAGCATGTGGTGTTCAAACTTCTGCTCCTCAAAGTCCTTGAATATCCAATGGTCATCTTCTGGCGGGTTAGTGTCCGCAATAATGCCTGACCAATAGGGCTCGTGGCAGAATGCTTTGGAAGGATATCGATTAACTCGACCCTTCATATGAGCTAAAGCGGCCTTAGGAACCTCTGATAGCTCGTTGATGTAACACCCAGTCAATTCCAAGGACTTTATCTTTCGCACGTCCTCTGGCCTGTCTAATGCGATAAATAGAAGCTCTAATTCAACAATTCCATGACCATCATTAAAAGAATGCTCATAGGTCATGATTGGCTTTTGTCTTTTTCTCACATCGCCTAAGTCTTCAAACCAAGCAAGCCACGTCGCTAGTGTGGTTGTGCTTAATTCTCCGCTTGTGTTTCGTACGATTCCCCATCGGCTCCGTCGTCGTCCGGCATGCCATACTGGTACACCACATGCTCGACGCACAATTTCTGTGATTGCCCACGTAGACTTTCCACTACCATAAGGGCCCATAATGACGCGCACAAAGCTATCGTCGAGATGAGCAGTATGACCAGTCGCAGTTGGAATATAGAGTTTATCTTGTTCTTTAGCATGAATAATCATCCCTGTTTCAGTCATGGTTAATTGGCGTTCGACGCCCTTTTGCCTTTGATGTTCAATATCGGCAATACGTTTAGCAATCCCAGAAGCGCTTACACTCATTTTTCAAGCACCTTCTTAGGAGGAGGGGTTTTATAGGCTGGGTGCTTGTAATTGTCTCGCAGGTTTTCTTGAGTCGTATAGCGTACCCCGCACTTTATACATTCGCGGCGCCTATATATTTGACCCGTTCTCTCATCCCTCGTCGTATCAACAACACGAGAATCGGGATAGTTGCATGATTTGCATTGCATCTATTTCCTCAATCCTCGTAATGTTTGTTTATACGAAGCACGAGCAGCGTTAGTATGTCGTTTTGGTGCTTGGTCAGCGCTAACGGGTATCCATGTATTTTTAGTATCAAACTCGTAAGCTGGCGCTGTCTCGTGAGTCTTTTTCTTCTTCTGCTTCTCTATCCACTTGTTCTGAATGACGGCCATGAATAACATCCTTATTCTTCTTCGCTAATCGTTTAGCATTTCTTGCAGTGATGGGCCTTTGAGTATTTACTTGTGGCCTATTCGCTTTCTTTGGGCTTGCCATTACTTCTTCCCTAGCACCTTGTTAGCCTTAGCGTCAATCTTCATCTCGGATGATTTGGATAACTTCCCCTTGTTAACCATCTGACTTGCCCGCGCCTTAGCATTAGCAGCGTGTGACTTGTCATTTACTGGGTAACTCCTGTCAGGCCCAGCAAAATCTGACTTAGGTAATGCATTCCTCTTTTTGGCTGTTAGTTTTGCCACGGTCAACCTCCAGGTAATTAATCATTTCTTGAAGCAATGTCACATCGTCCTTGACGCAACCGAGTACTCGATTACATCTATCACATATCCACCCTCTAAAGTGTCCACCATCATGACAATGATCAAACACGGTCATTCCAGATTCCAGACACAACTCACAAGTTTCTGCCCTTGGCCTTCCTGCAATATCCCAAAGCTCAGCCTCTTTCTTGTTTCTCCATCGTTCATACCTTATTCGATGACCTTCTGGATCTGCTTTGCGCCTCTTAGCTTGCGCTACTTTATCTGACTCTCTTATCTTCTCAATATTTCCTTCACGATACTTTTCTTTAGCTTTAAGATTCGTTTCAGGGTGCTTCCTTCTGTATCTTCTAGCTTGCTCCAATACCTTTTCAGGATTGTTCTTTCGCCACTCTTTAACCTTCTCATAATTTGACATCATTCCCCCTTACAGGAGAATTATATCACATGCCTGATTAAAGTAGCATTGGATACTAGCATTTCCCTTTCTTCATAGGCTTCTTTTTAGAATTGGCCTCACTGTAAGCAATGGCTATTGCTTGCTTTTGTGGCTTACCTCCTTTCATCTCTTTCTTAACATTCTCACCAAAACCTTTTTTAGTCCTGGCCTTAGCACCTTTAATCATTGGCATGATATGTCCTTATTTATTAAATATATTTCCACTGATATCTTTCTTGCCATAGTTCGCTTTGCTTTGCGCGGAAAGATTGCGAGATGCACCTGCTTCTGCATAAGTGCGAGTCTCTTGCTTTGCTTCACGGTCAAGATACACGTTGTTACGTGTCTTTAAATAACCATCTGGTTTATCTGATACGTATTTAGCGCCCATGTTATTTCTCCTCGTTATTTGTAGTGCTTAGACTTTGGTAACTTCAATTTACCCTTAGGTAATTCGTGTAAGTGCTTCTCGTGTTTAGCATGGGGACTTGGTTCAGATTTCTTGACTGGCTTCTTCATTACGAGGCTCTCCATTCTCAAGTTTATCAAGGCGTTCATTGAGTTCATTAACTTGTGCATTAGGGCCAAAGTGCTTATGCCATCTTCGCTCTAAAAGCCATGCATCAGCTTGCCAGCGTTCAGGTCTATCAGCAATAATGTCCATATGTTGCCTGACTTTCGTCATCTCTGCCCTCTTTAATGCTTCGGAAAAGATTGTGTAATCAGACTCGATATTTTCATTGCTGTGATTCCTTCCAATCTTCAACCATTCATACAAAGTGTCAAGACTGATGCCGTTAGCTTCTGCAGCCATTTGATAAGGAATGCGATGGGCGACAGCATCTATTATCGATGCGCGTCGTTCAGGAGTGAATTTAGAGGGCCTTCCTGTTGGCTCTCTTGCATATTCTTTTGGTGGGTTCGGTTTTCCAGCCATAGCACAAAATCCTTTTGTGATACTCATTTCAATAAATGTATACTACTTCCTTTTGTCTTTCAATGCCAGCATCAAAGCAAATAATACTACGGTTTCAAAGCCATCAGCGGTAGATAGCAATTGATGCAGTTCGCTACTGTCAATATTACCATCTTTAAGCGCTGCAATTAAGTTAGTGATAAAAGTCATAAAGCACAATAGCGCTGGTACTGATATTGCTAAATGAGGCTTTTCTTTTAGGTATTTCCGTAGCTTATCCATGGCTACACTCCTATTTACAAATTAATCTACTAGCTCAAAATGCACCAAATCTTGAAACTTGTTATCAGTAATATCGTAATCTCTATCCCAATCACCGCCAAACCGCACGGCATGAGTCATTTTACCTTCATCCTTTAGTC